TGACGAACTGGTAAAGCGCGCCACAGCATTTTTGAAAGGAAATAGCGACGAAATGCGCCTGTTGCCGTTCCTCTACATGATTGATGATGTGGAAAAATGGGACGACATCGAGGAAATCAAGAAAGCAAACCCGAATTTGGGCGTTTCGGTTTCTGTGGAATTCTACATCGAAGAAATCAAAATTGCCCGGCTTTCCCTTTCAAAAAAAGCGGAATTCCTTTGCAAATACTGCAATATCAAGCAGAATTCCTCCGTTGCGTGGCTTGACTTCGGAGACGTGGAACAGGCGTGCGGCGCGGCGCTGACCCTTGATGATTTCCGGGGGTGCTATTGCGTGGCAGGCATTGACCTATCCCGCACAACAGACCTGACAGCGGCTTCTATTGTCATTGAGAGGGACGGAAAGTTCTATATCTTCACACAATTCTTTATGCCGCGTGACCGTCTGGAACAAGCAACCGAGGAGGAAAATGTACCGTATGGAATCTTTGAAAAGCAAGGCGTTCTGACCGTTTCAGGCGACCATTTTGTAAACTATCGGGATGTGTACAACTGGTTTGTTATGCTTCTAAAGGTTTACAAAATAAAGCCGCTGTATGTCGGATATGACCGCTATTCGGCACAGTATCTGATTCAGGACTTGCAGAATTCCGGATTTCATACCGATGATGTATTTCAGGGGACAAACCTTTCCCCGCTGCTGGATGAATTCGAAGGAAAATTGAAAGACGGAAGCGTGCGGATAGGAAACAATAATTTACTGAAATCACACCTTCTGAACGTCGCCGTTCAGATCAACAGCGGCGACGGTCGGAAAAAGCCCGTAAAGATTGAGCAACGTATGCATATAGACGGGTTTGTGTCCGTCATTGACGCCTTCACCGTGCGTTCAAAGTATTATTCGCAGATTGCCCGGCAACTTGCGAACGAAAAGAGGGGGTAAACCGTGAACTGGTTTCAAAGGTTCGTTTCAAGGTTCAAACGGACAGTCAAAATCATATTCAGCCGAGCGGAATATATGCCGAGCGGCACACTTTACGACAACGATATTGTGGGCGCAGTGGCAAATGCAATTGCCTCCAATGTGGCGAAGCTGTCACCGCAGGTTATACGCCGGGACGCAAGCGGAATGACTGTCAAAAACGACAGGCTTTCAAGGTTGCTGACGCTTCGGCCGTGTCCAGAAGCGTCCACCTACGATTGGCTTTACAAAATGACAGATACCCTTGTGAGGACATCAAACGCATTCGCCGTCATTTTCTACAGCGAGGACTATACAGAAGTAACCCGCATACAGCCCGTAACCGTCCGCAACCACCGGATTTTTGAGGACGACGCGGGAAATTTGCTGTTTCGCTTCGTGTGGGATTTTGACGGGCAAGAATACACCGTACCGTATCAGTTTGTCATTCACCTGAAATCCCGATACAACAAAAAACGATTCTTGGGTACGTCCCCGGATTCTGAATTGCGCTGTTCGACGGAACTTTTGGAAACAACCTACGAAGGCATACGCCGAGCGGTGCAGAGTTCTGCAACCCTGCGCGGGTACTTGAAATACAATAACTTCGCAGACGATGATGAATTAAAGCAAAAAGCGGAAGAATTCAAACGGGCGTACTTTTCCGCCGAAAATGAAGGCGGGATTGCTGCGCTGGACAACACATACGAATTCCGCGAACTGACGCAACAGCCGAAAGCGATTCCGACGGCGCAAGTAACATTCTTTCGGGAAAATATTTACCGCTATTATGGCGTGAATGAAAAAATTCTGAATTCCAACTATACGGAAGCAGAATGGAACAGCTTCTATGAAGCGGTTATTGAACCGATCGCCATTCAGCTTTCGCTGGAATGCACCTTCAAACTGTTTTCCGAGAGGGCGCGGGGGTACGGAAACAAAATTATTTTCACGTCCAACCGCCTGCAATACGCCACGCTGCAAACACGTTCTGCTATCGGACAGGCAATGTTCGACCGTGGGACAATTACAGTCAACGAATACCGCGAATTGATGTATTTACCGCCGATTGAGGGCGGCGACGTGCGTCAAGTGTCGCTGAATTATGTAAAGGCAGACGACCAAACCGCCTACCAAACGGGCAGAGACGACGGGGCCGGCAATAAAGCCACGCCTGCACTGACGGAAAGTGTCGGCGGTGTATCGCAGTATATCGAATACCGTTTGAAAGGAGGGCGCAGGAATGAAGAAAGTACCGAAAGATAGCCTGAAACAGTTTTTATCCGTAAAGAATGAAACGCTGACAAGCGCAGATTTGTTCTTTTACGGCGACATTGTTTCCGACTGGTGGGGTGCATGGAACGATACCGACCAATACCCCGAAGCAATCCGAGAATTTCTCAAAGGGTGTGAAGGCAAAGATTTGAATATCTACATCAACAGTGCGGGCGGTTCGGTTTTTGCTGGAATTGCAATTTACAATATGCTGTCGCGGCACAAGGGCTTCAAAACAGTTCACGTGGACGGCATGGCGGCTTCCATTGCGTCTGTGATCGCACTTGCGGGCGACCGCGTGATTGTGCCGTCAAATGCGTTTTTGATGATCCACAAGCCATGGGCTGAATGCACCGGGAATGCGGACGATTGCCGCAAAATGGCGGACGATTTGGACGCAGTGGAAGCAGGCATTTTGAATGTCTATAAAGCACACCTTGCGGAAGGCGCAACCATTGAGGACATCCAACGAATGGTCGCAGAAGAAACATGGCTGAACGGCGAAGAAGCGGCTAAATATTTTGCCGTTGAAACCGGAGAAGCAAAAGCGTATGCCGCAAAAATCACAGAAACAGCGCAGACATACGGAAAAATCCCTGATCAGATTATCAAATCCGCGCAGGCGGCAAGAGATAATACCGCAGAAATGCGGGAAAAAATTACACGCCTTGAATTACAGGCAATTACGAAAGGAGCATAACACAATGAAAACCATCAAGGAACTGAAAGCACGCTTGCGCGAAATCGGGGTGCAGGCGAAGGAGATTGCCCCCGGCGACGTGGAAAAGCTGAATGTGCTTCTTGCGGAAGCAAGAGACATTGAAGCAAAGATTGCGGAGGCGGAAGATCGCGCACGCCTCCAGCAGATTGCAGACGACGCGGCAGAGGGAGCGGCGCAGGCCGCCGGAGAGGGCGCACAGAACCCGCAGGACACCGCAACGAAGCGCGGCAATGCATTGAAAGCGGGCGGCAAGGTAAAGCGTTCTTTTGGTGTGAAAAACACCATCACTTCGTCCTCTACCGTGATGACACAGCACACGGCAAATGATGTGCTTCCGGGCTTCAATCCGACATCAAGCCTTGTTGACCGCGTGCGCATTGTCCCCCTCCCCGGCGGTGAAAGCTACAAGCGCGGCTTTGTCAAAAGCTACGGCACGGGCGATTATACCGCAGAGGGAGCGGCAGCGGCAACCGCTGAACCTGTGTTCGGTTATGCGGAGATGACAAAAACGAAAATCACTGCATATTGCGAAGAACCGGAAGAAATCGCCAAACTTGCCCCTGCCGATTATGACCGCGCGATTGGCGATTCCGTCGAAGTAGCGGTGCGCAAGAAGCTGAATATCGAAATCATGAAGGGCGCAGGCGGGGCCGGCAAACTGTACGGCATTTTCTACAATCCTACCTCCGCCGCCGATGACATCATCGACAGAAACACAGACCTTTCCATTTCGGAAATCGACGAAAACACCCTTGACGACATCATTTACAACTACGGCGGCGATGAAAACGTCGAGGACGCGGCGGTGTTGATTCTGAACAAGCAGGATTTGAAGGCATTTGCGAAGTGCCGCAAGACCAACGGCGACAAGGCATACAAGGTCGTGAACAACGGCAACACCGGGTATATCGACGGCGTGCCGTACATCATCAATTCTGCGTGCGCAGCGGTCACTGCCACTGCAACCGCCGCCGGAACGTACTGCATGGCATACGGTCATCTTTCCCATTACGAAATGCCCGTATTTTCCGACATGGAAGTGCAGAGATCGACCGAATACAAGTTCAAGGAAGGTCAGATTGCGCACAAAGGTGAAATCTTCGCGGGCGGAAATGTCGCGTCCTATAACGGCTTTATCCGCGTCAAGAAGGCGGCGGCTTCGTCCACGACCGGAAAGTAACGGGAGGCGGCTATGATTACGCAGGAACTGTTGAGCGCCGCAAAACTGCGCCTGCGCAAGACGCAAAGCAACATCCTTGACGGGGATATTGAACAGCTTGCAGAAGTAGCTATTGCAGACCTGAAACGGATCGGCGTGTCGGACAGATTTTTGACCGACTGCGCCGACCCGATCATAAAAGAAGCAGTTCTGACCTACATCAACGCAAATTTCGGGAATAGTCCGGAAAGTGAACGTCTGACGGCTTCGTATAATATGCTTTTGACAAAAATCAAGGGAGGACGGTACTTTGACGAATGAACATAGTACGAAACAATTTGTCCGAGGACTGCACCGTAACACTGATTGCAAGCATTGATGACGAAACCGAAGAGCGGACAGAAATTCTTGCTACACGGGAGAGCGCCGGGCAAAAAGAATTTTTTGCCGCCGCACAAAGCGGGTTCAAGGCGGAATGCAAACTGACCGTCCGGTATGAGGAATACGAAGGACAGGAATTTGCAGAACTGCTTCTGCACGGTCGGAAACGTCGCTTGTATGTTTATCGGACATACGACCGCGACGACGGAAAAACAGAACTGTATCTGACAAGCAAGGCGGGTGTTTTCGGTGGCAATCAGTGTTGATAAACTGGCGGCAGAACTGGCGAATACACTTTCCGCTTACACAGGAGAAATTGCCGAGGAAGTCAAAGAAGCGGTTGACACCACGGCGCAGGAACTGCTTGACAATATTCGGGCAGACGCTCCAAAACGCACCGGAAAATACAGAAAGGCAATGGCGGTGAAAACGGTCAGCGAAAATACATACGAGCGAAAAAAACTGTGG